TCCTCTACTGTCTCAGAATCAATGTAACCAAGCGAGTTATCTATTTCATTCTCAAGGATGCCCTTGATTGTGCCTGAATCGAGCATAACAGCCCCTATGGGAAATTTTGCTCATTATACAACCCATTTTGTCGAAATTGGCAACTTTGATTGCCATGAACTATCCGACTCGTCAAGTCCTATTGCTAGGTATCTCATTGCGTCAGAGAAATGGCTAGACCAATCGTGCATTGGCTTGTCATAGAACACCTGACGCTTCTCATCATATTCCCGACGATAGTTACGCAGCGCGTTAATACCGTTCCTAGTCCGAGTATGAAACCAGCACCGAGGAAGCAGCCTTCTGACCGCCTGAATCCCATCAGCCACCGATAACCTAGGACATACCGTAATGTTCAGTCCAGCCTCTTGTAAGACCTCTTTGCGGCTCTTTCCTGTACCTAATTCCCTTACCTCTACGTCATGAGGCAATATCTGGTCAAAGTGCTGATAGTTATTCTCACGCAACCATGAGACATACCAGTCTAGGCCAACCCCGTGATTCTCTATGCAGTCCAAAACTCTAACTTCTTTTCCAGCCACCTGTGCAACCCAGATAGCAGTTGAATCACCCATTCCAAGATCCCAAGCAACAAAAGACTTACACAGGTCATCACGAGGAAAGTCGGTAATACGACCATCAGCCTCCAGACTATTGATAATCTGACCATAGTAAGACCCCTCAACCGCCGCGTTAAATGAACACTCGAATTCTTGGTCATACTTGTCCTGCCCCATTTCCTTGAGTGCAGCCTTGAGTTCTGCTGCTGGCAACACACCAGTCTCCGATGCTCTGAACTCCAATAGCTTCCAATCAGGCTCATCTGCTGCCCTATTTCTTAACTCATAGAAATGGTTATTGCCTTTAGGAGTCCCAATGAACAAAGCCCACCCAAGACGATCTGCCAAAGCTGGACGGACGATCTCGTTCCAAATCTTAGGGTTCTGGTCGCCAACCTCGTCAATGACCACTCCGTCAAAATACTGACCCCGCAAGCTATCAGGATTGTCAGACCCATAAAGACTAATCCTACGCCCCCAAAAATCAGCGCGTAACTCAGATACATTGTATGTAGCCCCTAGTGGCCTCGTATATTCTTGGAGATAATCCCACGCAACTCGTTTAGCTTGTCCGTATGTTGGAGCAATGTAGGCAAAGCGAGGGTTTGGCTTTTCGCACTCTATCGCTGCTTTGATTAGGTGATTGATAGCACTTACAGTCTTTCCCATCCTTCGATGAGCAACGACCACCGTAAATCTGCTGGCATCTATAGCATTGTGAATGGCAATCTGCTGCTCTCTCGGAGCGTACTCTATCTCTACTACCTTCATCCGTTATTTTTTCCATGAGACAACAATAGGAGAGCCATCAGCCCCGGTAATCTCCTGCTTCTGTGTCTCAGCCCATCGCATCTGAGCCTTAGTCCACCAGATCAATGCAGTCGTGTCCCCGCTTTGAGCCTTGTTAAACAGCGTCTTAGCTATCTGTGCGCTTGCCTTAGCCTTCCCTAAGTCTAGTTGCTCCCTGTAATGCTTTCTCAGCGTCTTATCGTCAATTCCGATTAACGCCCCTATTTGCTCATGAGGTAAGCCAAGACCAGCCGATGTTTCGACTAATCGCTTGTTTTCATCGCTAGGAATATGCTCTACCATTTTATTGAGGGTAAATGTTAATCATTTGACAACAATACAGCTTTCTTACCTGTGAAATCTTCCCATCTTTTTAATATTACATCACAGTATTTAGGGTCAAGCTCCATAAGCCTTGATGATCTTCCTAGTTTCTCACAAGCAATCATTGTGCTTCCAGAGCCACCAAAGAAATCAGAAACTATATCTCCACCTTTACTAGAATTTTGTAAAGCTCTTTCTATTAATGCAACAGGCTTTGGAGTAGTATGCCCTTCTACTCTTTCTTTGTCGAACTTCCAAACGCTAACTTGCTTCCTATCACCAAAAAATGAATGCTTACCGTCTTTCATCCATCCATAAAGACAAGGTTCATGCTGGCTTTGATAATCTGTTCTGGATAGCGTCAAGCTATTCTTAGCCCAAATTATCATGCTGCTGAAATGAAAGAACTCTCTAAATACTTGATGAAATATATCAGCACACTTGTCTGAATGAAACACATAACAAGCAGCCCCTGATTTTGATGTTGCAAAATAATTTCCAAAAGCCCCGCGGAGCAATTCTTCAAGTCCACCGCGGTCATCATTATTGATGCCTTTATAATCAACTCCATAAGGAGGATCAGTAAACACCATATCGGCTTTCTGACCATCCATCAGCTTTTCTACCGCGTCAATACTCGTACTATCTCCACACATTAACCGATGATTGCCAAGTTGATAAATATCTCCTAACTTAGTCTTTGGCTCTACCGGTACTTCAGGAACCTCATCTTCATCCGTTAATCCTTCTACTTCTTCCGGTTCTAGCAGCTTTTCTAGCTCTTTCGGGTCAAATCCTAACAAGTCCAGATCAAAGTCATTATCTTTCAAATCTGCAACTTCTAACGATAACAGGCTAAAGTCCCATCCTGCATTTAACGCTAGTTGATTATCTGCAATGACATAAGCCCGCTTCTGAGTCTCAGTCATGTCCTTTAACTCGATTACCGGAACGTCCTTGTAACCTAGCTTTCTTGCAGCCATTAGCCGCCCATGACCTGCAATAATCCCATTCTCGGCATCCACCAATATAGGATTAGTCCAGCCAAATTCCTTAATACTCGCCGCGATCTGGGCTATTTGCGCGTCAGAATGGGTCCTGCTATTTCTGACATAGGGGATTAGTTTATCTACCGTAACTGTTTTTATCTGCACTTGCACTATCCTTTGGATGTCATGCGTAAAAATACTCGTACATATCTGGCCTGTTAGCCTTTAACCACGCTTTAGGCTCCTCTAAGCACTTCTCGTAGTCCATCCCTACCGTCTGACTACCCGCATGATGTACATACGCTGTACTTACAAAGTGCTTAAATCCTGCCTTACTCATGTCCATACAGATTATATTATCTGAAAACCAATTAATGCTAGGAAATTTAGCTACGTTCCATGCTTCCTTTGTTACTACAGCGCAAATAGGAGCAATTACGTCTACTTCCTTAATATTGTTTTCGCTGGCATATTTTAAGTTTTCAAATCTATCATTCTTCTCAGGAAATCTTATATTTTGATGATAAAGCACATAATCCGATCTAGCTCCCAACCATCCTAATTTGTATTCCCTATCAACAGTCAGAAACTCATAGTCTTTCTTTAACTTTTGGTAGGTATCAGGAGTAAATACCACATCGTCGTTGCATACAATCAATGAATCATGTTTGGTAAACGCATAATCGATAATGTCATTATACGCATCCCCGAAATTGGTAGCGTTATTTGGCCTGAAGATAATGTTTCCGTAATCTTTGGTTCTTGCCCAGAGTCCCAGATTATTGCCGCTAAGGTATATCGGTATGTCTCCTGCATATTGTTTAAGTGACTCCAGAAGAACATAAACAGATGGACTATTTACCGTAGCTATTACGATTGCTTGCACAGAATTACCCTTAACGAATCTACTGCCCTAGGAGTCCTGATTATTTCCTCATCAGGCACGTTAGCATCCATCATCTGCTGGCCTAGCTTAGAAAGATTAAATGCCATTTCTTTCTGGTGAAAGCGATCTTCCCAACCTAAATACCAATGCCAGTCTGTGTAGTACAGGAAACTATTCTCATTAAATGCCCGTACATGAGTCGGATCCTGCCATGCGCCCAAACTTAAATCATACGGCACATGAATATGGAACTCTCCACCCGGCTTTAGCAGATTCTTGCAATTAGTCATCGCCTTAACTAAGTCTGGAATATGCTCCAGAACATCGTTAGCAATAATCTTAGAGAACATACAAGGCTTTATTTGCACACTACCGAACCTTGTGCCTACAATCTCTCCAAAGTTTACTTTTGAGATGTCCACAATCCAATCTGGATTTGTGCGCTGCAATATATCCGCATTGAAACAATCTTCCCGCCAGTCCTTACCTGATCCTAGATTCAGCGTCGAAAAATCCATCTATATTCCCAGAACAAAGATACGGTATTAATTCTTTTATTTTTTCATCAGGCAAATGCCACCATTGTATTTCAAGCAACTTTGCTATCTGCTCATCCGTAAACCTCATTTTTAACACTTTAGCTGGATTACCTCCAACTATTGCATACGGAGGAACATCCTTTACTACCAAAGAATTAGCGCCAATAACAGCACCATCCCCAATAGTAACTCCAGACATTATCGTTGCTCCTGACCCTACCCAGACATCATTTCCAATAACTACGCCACCTTTAGTAGCTGGATGTCCTTCTCCATGCCAAGGAAACTCATCTTGATGGATATGCCCAAATGGATATGTAGTTATCCAGTCAGTTCTATGATTTCCACCAAGAAATATAGTGATGTTGTCTGCAAATGAGCAAAAAGACCCGATTAATACGTCATTCTTATCTTCTAAATACTTTAATGTAATATTTTTTAGACCGTACGTATATCTCACCACTTAACCTTATCTGCCCAATACGCTGCCGACATCTTTCCTTTAGCGATATTGTCCGCATGACGGGCTTTAAATGACTTCCTACGGGCTTTATCGGCCTCAGACTCACCTTGCTTAGCAGGAGAGCCAGAAACGCCCTGCTGACCGAATCTGATGAGCTTTACTTGATCGCCTTCTTTGGCTAAAACAGCATGACTTTTAGTCGGGTGGCTTGGAGTTTTCTTAGGCTTGTTATAGCCAGCAAACTCCTCTTTACCGCGCTTAATCATTTCTTCCTCGGCTTGGCAGTCTTAGCGGCTTGCTTAAACGCATCCTTTGTCGGAGCACCTTTAGTCCCCGGCTTCCGCATCTTCTCGCCAGAACCCTCAGCTATACGCTTACGCTTGGCGTGAATATTGGCATAGAGTCCAGCTTTCATTTCTTCCCCTTAGCAGCCTTACGGCCTTCCGATAACATGATTGCAGTGGCCTGTTTCTTAGAAGTAACTACCTTGCCGCCCTTGCCTGAATGCAGAGTTCCAGCTTTGAACTCGTTATAGACCTTGCTCATTTTCTTTTCGGCTTTAGTTTTCTTCATTTAATATTTGCTCCAGCTTGTCTTTAAGTTCCCATTCGGTAACAGAATATCGCTTTTCAAATGCCTTACGGCCTAAACCGTGATACCCAGTGTTACCCCTGTGATGCTCAGGACATAAAGGAATAGCATTGTCATGAGAGTTCCTAACACCCATTCCTAAGCCCATACCCCTGATATGATGAATCTCAGCAGGAGTGCCAGCATTACCAAGTTTATAGCACAATATACAGCCAATATCAGCTATTTTGGATAGGTATTCCTTCTCTCTTTTTCTCATTTAATTCCAAGCAACTCAAACAGTTTTTGCTTCTCATCCTGAGTAAGCTCACCAATTATTTCAATACGATTCCTTCTAGTAACATTGTTTATTTTTAACGTAAATAAAATCTTGTCTCCTTCAGTTTCTGGATTGCGCTCACCGATCTGGGTAATCGACCTTATATCAGCTTTCATTCTTTTTCTCCGGTTGATAATCACGGAATGACTCACCCTCATTGCACTTAGGACATACCGTTACCGTACCGTCAGAACACCAAGGATCATTAGCCGTAGGGATTTCGTCCCAATCATCAACAAAGCCACAATATTCACATTCAGCTAGATTTGAGTCGTCAGTTTCTTTATATTCCATTGTTCTTTTCCTTTAATTTGGCCTCAACAGCAAGCAAACTCTCTTTAAAAGTCATCCTGTCTAAACAAGAAAGCATTTCTTCATCTGTAAGAGATTTCCACTCGCGCTTTATATTAGGGTCATCAATCCTATACTCATCACAAAGAGTACAGCGCCAAATTTTCTGACGCTTACTACCTATATAAAGCCATGTATGATTGCAATTATTCATTTATTTTTCTGAATTATCTTAGACTCAATAGCTTTGGCAAACTCATAAATAGGCAAGTAAGTCATGCCCTTAGTATCTACCATTACCTTTATCCATATTTCCTGACAATCATCTTCTGTTAATTTTTCAAACTTTTGCATTTTTTCAATAGTCCCCAAAATAGAACTACTTAGCGCGGCACGAATTGAAGCTAAAGTGTCATCAATCATCTCGTCGTAAACGCCGGGGTCTGTTTTCTTAATGATTTCCAATGTCATCTTGGCATCTTCAAGAGCATCAGTATCATCCATTACTGCTTTATATAAATAGTCTAAGTTAGACCTTATTTCTGGTTTATCCATTACGATTATTCTCCTAGTTAGTATTACGGTCTATAGCTCGATTAGAGGCTTCTTGTGACCTCCAAACATCAATCCTTGCCTGTGCTGCTACCAACTCCCATTTCAACGCCTCAGCCCTCTCTACAGCCTCCTGAAGCCCTTTAAGTACCTCACGATATTCTGGATGAGCATAAGCATAATTCTCCCTATCCGCTATCGTATTACCTGTTGCCCTAGCAAATAATATTGCCTTCTTGCTCTTACGAAACTCCTCAAGATACGTTACCTCAGCCTTTGCCTTAGCATAAGCTCCTGCGTTCTTAAGCATAAAATCTATAGCTTTATGAGGATCGATCTGTTTCATAAAGTATCAACTACATCCTGAAGATTTTTAATTAATTCTTCTGCTTGCTCTTTTGTTAATACTGCCCTCATTGACGCAAACCTACGATTCATACTTATCCACAGGGTATCTTCATCAAACCGAGCTACATCAATCTCAGCACTATCCTCGAAACTGCTTAGTCTTATCGTGCGATCTTCCATATTAATCTCCTAGTAAGCCGGGTTTCCCCGGCATTTAATTAAAAAGAATAAATTGTTTCTGTTTCTTTAAGTTTCTTTGTGCCAAACATTCCATGCTCACGAACAACAGCTTGCCAAGAAATGTTGTTAAATGTCATTTTGCGCCATCCTTTGCGAAAACTTGAATGGAACAATTTTTGTTCTTTATGGTCAAAAGTTGCGCCTGTTTCTAACAATTCTATTAATTTGGCCTTGTTCATATTTATCTCCTAGTTGCGTTGCAGTGAGATAACTATAGCACAGTCTTAATCCAATGCAACATATATATTTCTATCGATTAACACTTTCCTATAGACTAAACCTCTTAACCTGCTCCATTACCGCGTTATAAGCTTCTTCAGATGTTGCAACAGTAGCAACCTGACCTCGCCAGTTGTGATGCCATATAACCTGATCTGGTGTCAGCTTCTTAGTCTCATCTCTCTTGATTTCCAATAAGATATTTACACCTTTGTAACCTACCAGCATATCTGGGCATCCTTTACCTACTGAATGAAGTAACTGAACGCTAGCCCCTATCTTTCTTAATGCTTTTGTAACTTCACTCTGGTTTGAATCTACTCTAGCGGCTCTAAACATTTGAACCCCTTGCGCGGATAGCGGCGGCAATTTCCATTGGTGTAGCGTTAGGCTTTATTTCTTTCAAACACGCTTCGCGCTCGGTTTCCACACCGTTAATCATCGCTCGGTTCCAGTTCTCCGCAATCTGCCAATCTAGCTCTGCCAGCAAGTCCTCAGTCGTTTCTCCATGTCCAGTTGCATAACAGTGCTGAATCA